GGGGAGCAGCGGCGGGAATCGCTGCTCACGGATCTGCACCAGCGCATCCGGGATGTGCGGCAGGGGCCGGACGGGCTGCTGTATCTTCTGACGGACGAGAATGATGGCGCGGTGTTGAAGATCGAGCCGGGCCAATAACTGACAGGCGACAAGATCGCCTGTCCTACTTTCAAACAAAATACAAGGTCTTTCGAGAGCGCGACTTAGCGCAGTGCGGCAGGGGTGCGCCCGAAGTGTGCGGGTAGACTTCGGTCGTGAGCAAACTGAGCGAGAGCAAAAAAAAAAGACTCAGGCCGCAGTAGTCCAGAAGCTGCTGAAAAACGTGGAGAAAAAGTTAGGGGGCGAGGACGTAAAGGCGACCTTGGGGGATTACATCCGGCTGGTGCAGCTCCAGCAGGAACTGGAAGAAGAAGAGCCGAAGGACATCAAGGTGACCTGGGTGGACCCGAAACCCGAGGAATAGAATACCGGCCACTGCCTTCGCAGAAGCGGTTCCACGAATCGGGGGCGCGGTTCAAGGGGTTTTCGGGGCCGATCGGATCGGGGAAAAGCCAGGCGCTGTGCCAGGAAGCGATCAAGCTTAGCTATTTGAATCCGGGGCGAACAGGGCTGATCGGGGCTCCGACGTATCCGATGCTGCGGGATGCGACGGTGGCGGGACTCCTTGACGTACTTGGAAGGAATCGAATCCCGCACGAAGTGAATCGGGCGGAGAACTATCTGGTGATGGGGGAAACGAGATCGAGGATCTTGTTTCGGGCGGTGGAGGAGTTCGAAAGGCTGCGTGGAAGCAACCTGGCCTGGTTCGGGCTGGACGAACTGACGTACACGTCGGAAGAGGCCTGGCTGCGGCTGGAAGGGCGGCTAAGAGATCCAAAAGCAGCCAGGTTGTGCGGGTTCGCGGTGTGGACACCGAAGGGTTACGACTGGGTCCATGAGCGATTCGTGGCGGAGCGGGTGGATGGCTATGAGGTGGTGGCGGCGCAGGCGTTCGAGAACCGGCATCTGCTCGAGCGGGTGCCGGATTATTACGAGCGGCTCAAGAGCAGTTACGACTCGCGGTTCTATCAGCAAGAGGTGCTCGGACAATACCTGCACTTGCACGCGGGGCGGGTGTACTACGGGTTCGAGCGCGCGAAGAACGTCGCCGAAGTGAAGGTGGACCCAACGCGAGCGCTGCTGTGGGCGCTGGATTTTAACGTGGACCCGATGAGCTCGGTTATCGCGCAGATGGAAGGTGAAGGAGTGGCAGTGCTGGATGAGATCGTGCTGAGCCGGGCGACGACGCAGCAGGCTTGCGAGGAATTTCAGAGCCGGTTTCCGGGGCATAAAGCGGGACTGAAGGTTTATGCGGACGCGTCGGGAGCGCGCATGCAGACGACGGGCACTTCGGATTTAGCGGTTCTAAAACAGTTCTTCCGGAGCGGCGAGTACGGGACGGTGGAGTTCAAGGTGCCGAAGTCGAACCCAGCGGTGCGGGATCGGGTGATGGCGGTCAATGTGGCGTTTCAGGGGATGAAGATCGACGGGCGGTGCAAGGAGCTGATCAAGGATCTGGAGCAGGTGGCTTATAAGGAGAACACGCAGGTGATCGACAAGGACCGGGATCCGAAGAGGACGCACTTGTCGGATGCGCTGGGTTATCTGGTGTGGCAGGAACTGCGAGTGGCGGAGAAGGTCGGAGAGAGAGGCAAAAGGCTGATCTGATGGCGTTCGATATCGATCAAGAGCATCCGGAGTATGTGGCACGGAAGTGCGCGTGGAGAAAGTACCGCGATCTGTATGCGGGCGGCGAGCAATTCAAGACGAACGCTGCGGAATACCTGATCCGGCGGCAGAGGGAGCCGGGCGAGGTTTACGCGGAGCGGCTATGCAGAGTCTTCTACGAGAACTACATGGGCTCGATCGTGGACTGGTACGCGGCCACGCTGTTCCGGCGGGAGCCGGTGATTACTTTTGAGGGCGATGCTCCAGCGTCCAAAAGATTTTTCGCGGCGCTGGTGGAGGATACGGACCGGAAAGGGACGTCGCTGGCGGATTTCTTCCGGCGGCAGTTCACCGAGAGTCTGATCACGGGAACAAGCTATGTACTGGTGGACTTTCCGCGGGTGACCAATAAGCCGGAGACGCGCGCAGAAGAAGACGCGAGCGGCGCATCGCGGGCGTATCTGGTGGAGTACGCGGCGGATGACGTCATCAACTGGAATCTGGACGAGTACGGGAACTTCGACTGGGTGGTGATCCGCACCAAGCAGATCAAGAAAGATCGCGTAGAGGATCGGGAATGGCGGACGGAGACCAGGTGGGCGTACTACGACAAAAGGACGTACCGCATTTATCTGGAGGACGAGGGCGAAGCGGTCCTCATCGATCAAGGGACCCACGGGCTGGCCAAGTCAGGCCAGACGCCGCTGTTTGCGCTGAGAATTCCGGAAGGCCTGTGGATGCTCAACCGGGCGGGGTCGCTGCAACTGGAGCACTTCAACAAATCGAACGCTCTGAGCTGGGCGCTGACGATGGGGCTGTTCGCCATGCCGGTGGTGTATTCGGATCGTGAGTTCAGCCAGATGGTGGGCGAGAGCTACTACATTCAACTGGGGCCGGAAGACAAGTTCGGGTGGACAGAGCCAGAGGGCAAGGTGTACCAGATCGCGGCGGACAATCTGGAGCGGCTGCAGGAAGAAATCTACCGTGTGTGCTACCTGACGCAGGCTGGCGCAGCGCTGGACGTGACGGGGCGGCAGAGCGCGCTCGCCAAGCAGCGGGACTTTTCGATCACGCAAGAAGTACTGAGGGGATATGGGGACGCGGTCAAGGAGCAGATCCGGCGAGTACTGCGGGCGACGGCGGCGGCTCGCGAAGACGGGCTGGATGTGAGCGTGACGGGGATGGACGAGTTTGACATCGCGGACTTTGGCACGGAACTGGAAGATGCCCGGCAGCTGCTGGCGCTGGGAGTAGAGTCGCCGACGCTGAAGCGGGAAGTGTTCAAGAAGCTCGCGCTGAAGTACATGTGCGACTCGCGGCAGGACGTGAAAGATTGTATCGCGGAAGAGATCGAGGGGGCGTAATAAATGGCAGAGGAGATGGACATTCGAGTGGTGCTGGACGAACTGGCCGAGGAGCGGCGACGGCGGGAAGGGTTGGAGAAGCGGGTGGAGGACGCCGAGAGGGGATCGGCGATCCGGGCGGAGCTGCAAAAGCTGGGGGTGGCGAAGGTCGAACTGGCGTACAAGGCAGTCAAGGAAGATGTTCCGCACGAAGCCGGCGAGATGAAGGAGTTCCTGGCGAAATTCGTGGGAGAGAATCCAGAGCTGCTGCCGGCGCGGCTGGCGGGAGGATCGGGAGCGACGGGGGCGGCTCGGGGGAGCGGCGCGGCATCGAGTGCCGTGGATATCGACAAAATCCGCCCGGGGATGAGCGCGGAAGAGATGGACAGGGTGAGGCAGGAGATCGCGCGGGTGGCGTCGCAAACGCTGCGCGGGCTGTAAAAGCGGGAGACAGAAGTCAGAATTCAGGAGTGAGAAATAATGGCGGCAATTACATCGAGTAACGTGGCAAACGCGATTGTGAAGCTGGTGGCGGCGGATGCGCTACCCGCGTTAATGGGGAACCTTGTCATGGGCAACCTGGTCAATCGCGACTATGAACCGGCGCTGGCGCAGGCGGGAGACACGATAAACGTGCCCATTCCACCGGAGCTGACGGCGCACAACCTGACGGAAGGCAGCACAGTCTCGACGCAGAATCCAAACCTGGACAACGCGCAGATCGTGCTGAACACGCACGCGGAGGCGACCTTCCTGATCCCGGACGTGACCAAGATTCTGGCTGTTCCGGATCTTCTGAAGCTATACATGCAACCGGCCGTAGTGGCGCTGGCGGAAAAGATCGAGGCGGATCTTTTGGGTTTGTATGGATCTTTCACCGCGAATACGGCGGTGGGGACAGGCGGGACGGCGATCACGGAAGCGGTGGTGGATTCGGCGGAGACGGGGCTGTTCGCCGCCAAGGTTCCCGCGAATGCGGCGAAATTTTTGGTGGTGGATCCCGCAACGTATTCCGCGCTGCGGCAAATTCCTCGCTTCAGCGAATTCAACTCGGCCGGCGAGGCGGGTTTGCGGGCGCTGGTGGATGGGGCGGTGGGAAAGATGAAGGACTTCTATATCTTCCGATCGCAGTTTGTGATGAAGACGGGCACTAGTCCGGTAACCACGCATAACCTGGCGTTCGCGCGAGACGCGATCGGCCTGGTGGTGCGGCGGCTGCCGAGACCGCTGCCAGGTACGGGCGCGATCGCGGAGTACGCCGAGCTGGGCAATTTCGGAATGCGGGTGACGATGAGCTACCAGCCGAACACGCTGGCGCAGCAGTTCACCGTGGACGTGCTGTATGGCTCGGGCGTGCTGAGGAACAGCTTCGGGGTGCAGGTAAACAGCTAGGGGATGCGGCCGGCGAAAGGCCGGCCCTACCTGCTGAAAGCAGCTTATGGACTTGCTTGGGTATTACGAAAAGATTCGCCGGATCGAAGCTGTGATCGATGCGGTGTTCGCGGTGGTGACCAGCCGCGCCACGCCAGATGGGGGCCGCGCGGGGGTGAAGACGGAGCTGCCGCGAGCGGTGGCGGCGCGTTTAATCGCGGATGGGAAGGCAGATCTGGCGAGTCCGGAGGAGACGGCTCAGTTTCGGGCGGAAACCGAGGCGAAATGGAAAGAGGCGCAGCTCAATGTTGCTGACCGACGGTAGCCCCAATACGACCGAGGACCTGCGCGTGTACGAGTCGGCGATTCTGGGCGTCGCGAACGGCGAGATGATCGACCTGGGCGTGAAGCTGAATCTGGCGACGGAGGAGATCATACAGGACATACTGGATTTTCTGCTGGCGCACGCCGGGGCGGATCCGCGAGCGGCGGGGCGCAGAGAGCTGGGAGCGGCGGACGTGGTGATCAGCCGGCAGCTCAAGCGCTGGCATGCGGTACACACGCTGGAGATCGTGTACCGGGACGCATTCAACAATCAGCTCAACGACCGGTATCAGGCAAAATTTGTGGAGTACCGGGAGCTATCGCGAAGCGCACGGGAACGAAGTTACGGCTTCGGTGTGGGGCTGGCGCTGATTCCCATTCCGCAGGCAGAACCGCCGGTGTTCAGCGCCGTGGGCGGTCTGATTCCTGCAACCACTTATTACGCGCGGGCGTCGTGGGTAGGTGCATCGGGGCAAGAGGGACAGCCGAGCGAGATGACGGCCTACGATGCGCCCGCCGGAAGTCTGCCCGTGGCGCAGATGATAAATCCGCCGTCCGTAGCGGCGGCGTTCAATATCTATCTGGGACTGACGCCGGATACGCTGTCGCTCCAGAATCCGACGCCGGTTCCAGTGGGTCAGAATTTCACGCTGGCGGGGCAGGGGTTATCGGCCGGTCCAGTGCCCGGTGAAGGGCAAGCCGGCGACACCTATATCAGCGGCGGCTGGATCCTGCGGCGAGGTTGAAGAGATGGCCAAGACAGGAAGCGTCGCGACGCGAAAAGTGGTGGAGTTCCTGACAGCGCCGGATAAGGGGCTGGGTCCGGCGGTGGCCAGGATCGCAGAAGAAACGGCGATGGAACTGGCGGCCATTCCGCCGGCCCACGTGATGAACCAGAACGTCTCGGTCGAGCTGAGCGAGCGTGCGCAGATCGTAAAATATCCGGCCGTCTATGTATATACGGACCGCGTTCGGAACCTGCTGACGGAGAAGTTCCGGACATTCTCGGGCAAGGTTCGAACGGTGGCCGAGGTGTGGGTGTCGCAGGATCGGATGGAAGGGGTGGAGGAGCAACTGCGGCTGTATGTGGAAGCGGTGACAGAGGTGTTGGATGCGAATCGGGGGAACTGGGGAGAAGGGGCGTTTTTTACGGGCGGGTACGAAGTAAGTATCGATCCGGTGCGGCACGGCGGAAGAAATTTCCTACAGATCGCGAAAGTGGAGTTTGAAGTGGACATGTCCGTTGCTTGAATCACGCACGACGCTGAAAAACGCTGTGCGCTTCACTAAGCCGCAAATAAACGCAAATTAGACGCAAATGAGTTGCTACATATCATCGAACAACAACAGAGTGTACGTGGCGCTGGAGTCGAGCTACGGTCAAGCGGCGGGCATCACGGGCGCGAATCGAATTCCGATCGTGAAGCTAACGGCGCGGCAGGTTCAGGAACAGATCGGGCGCCGGGACAAGACCGGCAGCCGCACGTTCGCAGGGCTACCGAACAGGATTCGGAGGCGCACGAGCTTCCAACTGAACACGTTCATGACGCAATGGACGGACCAGACAGTGCCGCCGACGCATGGGCCATTGTTTCAGGCAGCGATGGGAGGCTCGCCAGTGATCTTCGCGGGCGGAACGGTGGCATTGGTCACCGGGCAGACGCAGATCGAGTTCACGGCGGCCCACAGCCTCACGGCCGGCCAGGCGATTACGTCAAGCGGCGAGATCCGGTTTGTCGCGGCTGTGCAGAACAGCACGACGGTGTTCATCAACGCAGCGTTTTCTGTCGCGCCGGTAGCGGGATCGGTCATCGGAGCGACGGCGACGTTCCGACTGGCGACGGACCTGGGAAGCGCCACGATCTACGATTACTGGGATCCCAGTACGGTGGTGCAGCGGATCCTGAACGGCGCGGCGATCGACACCATGAAAGTCAAGGTGAATGGAGACTTTCACGAATTTGACTTCTCGGGTCCGTCGCAGGACCTGGTGGACAGCGCGAGCTTTATGAGCCGGGAAGCGGGACTGGAGAATTTTTCCGCGGAACCGGATCCGGCTGACTTCGATTACACGATTGTGCCGGGGCACCTGGGGCAGGTGTGGATGGGCTCGCCGGAAAGCCAGTTCTTCACGCTGACGGCCGCCGACCTTACGTTGACCAACAACATCGCCCAGAGGCTGCATGAATTCGGCAGCGATTTTGCGAGGTGCATCGCGGCCGGAGAGCGGACGGTGCGGCTGAATTTTCGTATTTTCGAGCAGGATGACGCGCAGACGAAGGGGTTGTATCAGGCGGCTCGGCAAAGGTCGCCGATCGGGGTGATGCTGCAGTTAGGAGAGCAGCCGGGGCAATTGTTCGGGGCGTATATGCCGGCGATGGTTCCGGAAGTACCCGAATTCGACGACAGTGAGACTCGACTACAGTGGTCGTTTCAAAACGACCGGGCACAGGGGACGGTGGATGACGAACTCTACATCGCTTTCGGGTAGCGCAGGGCACCAGAGCTCGGCGTGGTTCGACGCGGAGACGAGCGCGGGGGTGCGGTTCCGAGTGGCGCGGATCTCCGTGGCGAGAAGGATCGAGCTGGCGCGAAGGATTAGAGAAATCGGCCGTAAGGTCGAGTTTCTGGAGGCGGGTCAGGATCCGCGCGAGAAACTCGAGGCGGCGGTGCTGGCGGCGGAGATCGATCGCGTGTATCTGGAGTGGGGCTTAGAGGAAATTCAGGGGCTGGCGATCGACGGGGAGGGGGCGACCCCGGTGGAGCTGATCGAGAAGGGCCCGCTGGATCTAGCCAAAGAAATACTGGGCCGGATCAAGCGTGAGTGCGGGCTGAGCGAAGACCAACGAAAAAACTAATCGTCGCATTCCATTTCCTGCGCGGCAACGGAGCCCGATGGGAGTGCGACGCGTGCCGAAAGCAGGGTCTGGAAGCGCGGAGACGGTGCGGGTTTCTGTCGCCGGAACTACGTGGCGCGAAGCGCATCGTGTGGGCGCGCGGACCGGCGTCGACGGAGGAATGCCCGAACTCACTAGTGACGGCGGAGAGTATCGAGCTGCTGGAGCGATTTTCCGCGTCGAAAAGCTGGGGGTGGAAAGATCCAACAGCGCGTGAGGCGGATGCATTTCTAGCACTGGAGCAAGAGCTGCGAGCGGAGGGACTGAATGGCAAGTGATCCGGGAACGGTGAGCGGTGTGCTGTCGGGGGCGATGGCAGGCGCTATCTCCGGCAACAACGGACTGGGTGAAGAAATCGCGAGGCTGGCGGATGAGTTGCAGCAGTTGCAGACATCCAGCCAGTCGGCGACTGAATCGAAGCAGGCCGGTTCACAGACCACGAGCGGCGGCGCATCGTCCGGGTCGATTGGAAGTGCACTACTGGACGTGTTCGGCACCGGACTCGGCCTGAGCCCGCTGATCTCGGGGATCGTGAGCTTGCTCTCGAGAGGCGGGGACAGCAGCACGCCAGCTCCGTTGACACGGTTCACGCTGCCTCCGTCGATTCAAGCCACCGGGGGCGTAAATGAGGGCGGAGGAGCGGCATTCGCGGTGGATAATCCGCAGGGTGGGCTTCCGAGAGCTGTCCCCACGGTAGGGCAAGCCGGCGCGGCGGCGCAGATCACGGTGCAGGTTCAGGCGCTGGACAGCCAGTCCTTCCTGGATCACAGCGCGGATATAGCCATGGCCGTTCGACAGGCGATGCTCGAATCGAGCGTGCTGAACGACGTGGTACGGGAGGCGTAAGATGGCGAGTTTTCCGGCGCTGAAAACGGGAGCTGTGGCGCAGTATCCGGCGGATCGTGCGAGGCGGTTTTCGACGCAGGTGCTGCGCTTTCTAGACGGCGGCGAGCAGCGATTCGCCGGATTCGGGGCGCCCCTAAAACGTTGGACCATCCTGCTGGAACTGCTGGATGAGAAGGAACTGGCGGACATCGAAGGGTTCTACCTGGAACAGGGCGGCCGGGCGGGAAGCTTTACGTTTACCGACCCTTGGGATGGGACCGTGCATACGAACTGCAGTTTTGAGAGCGACACAATGACGGCGAATTATCGCGGGCCAGGCGACGGGGCAGCCTCGGTGATAGTGAAGGAGAATCGCTGAGATGCTGGTGTTTCCACAGCTGACAACGGGCGCAGCGGTACAGTATCCGGTCACGCGCACGTATGTGACGCGCACGGTGGCCAACACTCTTGCCGATGGCAGCATGGTGATCTTCGCTGATCCGGATGCAGGCATGCGGAGGTGGGAACTTCGGAGCGCCGGGCTGACTCTGCTCGAGTGGACGGCGATCGACACCTTGTTCCAGGCTGTGGCGGGCCGGCATGCGACATTCACGTTCCTGGATCCAGCCGGAAATCTGCTGCTGCGCAGCGAGGCGTTCGGCGATCCGGCGTGGGACAATAGCGCGCTGATCCAGTTGACGCCGGGCATCGACGATCCCCTGGGAACGACGCGGGCGACACACGTGGTCAACTCGGGATCGGCAGCAGGCGGGGTAGCGCAAACGCTGGCAGTACCCGGGAATTTCCGGTACACGCTGAGCGCGTGGGTGAAGGCGACTGGCGTGTCGAACGTCACTCTATCCGCGACGACCGCGGGGGGAAGTGCGACGCGGATGATCGCGCTGACGAGCCAATGGAAGCGGATTTCGCTAGACGTCGGCTTGGCGTTGGATACGGATAGCATCGTATTCGGGGTGGAACTGGAAGCAGGTGCGACAGTGGACTTATTCGGGATGCAAGTGGAAGCGCAGCTTGGCGCGTCCGACTACAAGCAAACCTCGGGCAGCGCGGGCGTGCACGCAGCCGCGCGTTTTGCGGAAGACACGCTGACGGCGACGGCGCGCGGCACGGATATGTTCGACGCCGTGATCGGGATCGTGGCGAGTTGAACCCAGATGGCGACAATAGACGACCTCAAAGAAGCGCAGGCGCCTCCGACGCCACTGTTCCTGTTTGAATGTACTTTACGAAATGGTTCGGTAGAGCGATGGGGGACGCACGCGGCGGCCTTCGATGGAAACAGTTACGATGCGCGGCTGCTGAAGCACAATCTTTTCACGCTGTCGGCGGCTCCGGAAGACACCAAAATGAGCGTGACGCTGGCGAACGCTGATTCCCATTTTTCAGAGATTGAGCGCGAGACCGGATTTCGCGGGGCGCAGGTCACAGTTCGATTCCTTTTTTACGATCTGACCACGCAGCAGGCAGCATCGGAAGCCCGGATCATTTTTCGCGGAACCGCCAGCGCGGCGGAGGAAACCACCGAAGCAGCGCTTCGCGTCACGTTCACGAACAGGCTGAATCTGCAACGCATCGTGCTTCCGGAAGTAAGAATCCAGCGGCGGTGTCCGTGGACATTTCCGGCTACAGCGGATCAGCGGCTGGAAGCAATGAACGGGGGCGCGAAGGAGAAATATTCGGCGCTATATCGCTGCGGATACTCGGCCGATCAGACCGGCGGGGTGGGTACGCTGGACGCTTCGAACGGAGACCAGCCGTTTACCGGCTGCGACTACACCCGCTCGGCATGCACGGCGCGCGGAATGTTCGACCTCGGACGATTCGGCGGAGTGGAGTTCGTGCCGGCTCAAATCGAGGTGCGGAGTTTCGGAGAGTCGGGATCACATCTTTCTCTGATCGTTGCGAACGAAGCCAGGTACAACGACTTCGTGCCGTTGGTGTACGGGACGGCGTGGTACCAGCCGCCGGTAGTTTTCGCGAGGAACGACGGCAACCTGACGCATCTGGAAGTGCTGCTGGGGATGGGGCAGATCGCGGAGATTTTGAAGGTGGTGGTCAACGACGTCGAGATTCCCGAGGGCGTCAGCGGCGTGGACATGACGGGAACGGGCTGGTACAACCTGGTGACCAGCGGGACGCGGTCCGGTTCCTTCAACCCGGATTTTCCGGGCGGCGATCCTTACGGCAGCATGGCGATGGCTAGCGTGGTGGTTCCGAACCGGATCAGCAACGGTCAGTCGCTACCCAAGGTGCAGGTGCTGCTGGCAGGGCTGAATCTGGAGCGTTTCGACCAGGCCGGTACGTCCCTCGGCGAGGCCTTTACAAACAATCCCGCGTGGGTTTTGCTGGACGTACTGCGGCGGAGCGGCTGGCTTATGTCGGATGTCGACCTGGGTAGTTTCGCGAAAGCGGCCGCGTACTGCGAGGAAGCCATCCAGACCAAGGATCTGTATGGCAACACGGTGCTGGTGGCACGATTCGAATGCAATCTGGTGTTGAATCGGCGATGGAGCGCGGCAGAAGTCGCGCGGGGCATCCGCAATGGATCGTCGCTCCTGCTGGCGTATGGCACGGGCGGCCTGTTGACGTTACGCGTGGAAAACACGATGGCGCTGCAACAGCCTTCGAAACCGGACGGAAGCAACGGTACCGAGACGTTGAACGGGGGTTGGCCGGCGTACGAATTCAGTGACGGATCGGCTGCATTCTCGGGTATTCTGCGCAAGCCGGGCGGCGAGCCCGCTATCCGCTTATACGCAGCGAGCGGGTCCGACACGCCGAACCGCCTGACGGTGGAATTCCAGGACGAGTTCAACGAATATCAGCAAGACAGCCTGTCACTGGTAGATGTGGACGATGCGCTGCTGACGCAGCGGGAAGTCACGGCTGCGTTTTCAGGTCTGGGGCTGCCGAACTTCGACCAAGCGACGCGGATGCTGGATCTGCAGCTGGCGAAGTC